CCTACGCGAGTGGCGGCAGTTTCGGCAAAGGATGCGGTAGCAAGAGCCGGTGCCTGCGCATCGGCGATGTAGGCAATGCCGTCAACAAATGTCATTGTGACACCTGGCGCTTCACCCTGATCAACCCTTGTTGTTTCTAAAAAGCCATAATAGAGATTGTAGGCAACAGAATTGATTGTTGCCACAATTCGCATCTGCAGACCATCGCGCAAAATGCTTGCACCGCTAACAACCCAAGGGCTTGAGGCGCTTGTATTGTCAGGGTCATAAATGCCTGAAGTGTTATTGAAAACAATTGTTGAAACACCGCATTGGTCGCGTTCGTTTTGTCGAGTGCGACCACGGCGAATGTCAATTCTGATCAAATCGGTAGTTGTAACCGAAGTCCACGTTCCACTTTTTAGAAATTGAACGCTAACTGCGGGCGATGTTATACCGTCAAAGGCAGGCATTATTTAGCCACCGGTGCAAATCTGGCACCAAAACCGCCAATGCTACGGCGTGTGGTGCGTTGCAAACCATCATTGATTGCGGTGATGAGATCGTTCTCTGTTGAAACAGACCCCGCCACATAAACATCTACCTTGGCCCCTTGTTGCGAACCAAGCGCACCTGAGCTGCCAATTCCGATAGTGGTTGATTTTGCAATCCCCTTTTGGCGCTCAGCATTTTTAAGAATTGCCATTTGAGTAATCGCATCCTGTTGTTCGGTTGTGACAATACCCAATTCTTTCAACTTCAAATTCAATTCTTTTTGCTTTTCAGTAAGCAGGGCTTTTGATGCCTTTGCGGTTGAAGTCATTGTTTTGCCAAGGCTATCTAAGAATTTCTGAAGATCAGAACCCGGCCCTGATATGGTGGAAGCCAATACAGGGTTTGTTTTTGCAACTGCACTACCAACAGGCATTGAGCCAAGGTAGCCATTGGTGACTTGTGCTTTTGGCGTTGCAGTAGTCTTATCGTTACCGCCACCATAATAGCCTGCTTTGTTTGCTCCATAAATTGCTGCGGTAATTCCAACTGCTGCTGCTGCGCCTGCAATTGCTGATGTTCCACCTGATGCAAAAGCAAGAGCAATACCTGTACTTGCAGCCAAAGCCCTAAGAGCTACAAGTGCTGCAGAAATAGTACCAATAGCGGCTATAAACGTTGCAAGGCCATTTATCACAAACATACCTGCAATGATTCCTGCCAAAACTTTAACTGTTGTTGTGTTGTTGGCTACCCAATCGCCAAATTTAATTAAAACTTCAAGAAACTTAACACCAAAATCTGCGGCCACCTGAAAACTTGCGGCAAGTCTATCTTTATTTGCTGCAATGAAGTATTCAAGTTGTGGCAAAATTTTAGTTGAAATTGTTGTGGCAAAACGTTCCATTACAGGCAAAAGCGCATACCCAAGAGTTTCAAGAATCTCACCAAAAGCAATTTTCAAACCCATTAAGCGATATTCAAGGGTTCCTGCTCGTGTTGCTGCCGCACCTGCGGTAATAACATTAACCTTTTCAAGAATCTTGCCATAATCTTTTGTTGCAAGTGTGGCTGAATCTAAACCTGGCACAAGTTTTGCAAGCGCTCTAAATTGGCCTCTTGTGCCTGCAACAATTGCATTTGTTGTAGTCAGTAAATCGGCACCTGATGAGGCGCTTACATTGAGTGCGGTATCTAAAAGGCTTTGAGCTGCACTAACTGAACCCGTGGCTGCCGCCAACCGAGCCATTGCCGGCCTCAAATCATCATCAACTACAGAAAATTGCTTCTGCATTGCCGTTATGTAGGCTTCAGTGCCTGCAATTGCACCATCGGTTGCGCCTGTTGTATTGCGTAAAGATGTTGCAAGAAGCGCTTGAGATTTCTGATCGGCAATTGCAGCCTGAACTGCATCTGTACCAATCTTGATTGCAAACGCTGCAGATGCAGCAGCAGCAACTCCAAATGCCTTGGCAGAACGCCTAGAAAACTTATCAAATGACTTGCCAAGTTTGTTAATATCTTTGGTTGCAGCCTTTGAACCTTTGTCAGAGTATTGCGTGAGGATGCGGGCAACAATTGAGCCTACTGCCATTTGTTATGCTCGCTCTCTGTTCAAATGTTTCTGTAATTCCAATTTTGCATCATCAAGAGCGCGGGCAACATTGGCCTCAATTCTTGATCTATCCTTATCAACAACACGCCATACTACACGCGATGCTTTACCAAATCTGTTGCCAAGAGTGCGCAAAAATTGGGCAGCGCTTGTGCGTTCTGCGGTTGCTTTTGTTTTACGCCCTGCAACTTCAAAAATTGAACCCGCTGCAGATTTGTTAAGCAATGCACCTGCGCTTGTTGTGTAATCCCCGCGCACCTTGCCTTGGGCTTTGGTCTTGGTGATCTTTGAGCGAATTTCGCCTGCGTTCCACCCTGGCCAACCGGCACCGCCACGGGTTTTACCCCTAGCAGCATCTACCTTTCGCCAACCACTCATAGGTGGTTTTTCACTAATGAGATTGTGAGCATCTCTTTCAGCGCCTGCAAGTTCATTATTGATGACCTTGTTGAAGCGCCTAACGGCATCTTTGTCAAAATCTTTCAAGGCATCAAGTGTTTCTTTGATGCCTGTCAAAACAATTACTTCTTCAGCCATTTTTCTTAGCTCGCTCTTTCATATAAACAGTGATTGCTTCAAGTATCCCGTCAGGTGCATCAAGTAAGTCAATCGGGCTTATACCTGTTTCAACCGCAACGGCTGCAATCGTATAAGTTAGACTGTTGCGGTGGATTCGAAAGAACTATCAGAATCCAATTCTGCTGAAACGATTGTGTCCAAGAACTCAGGACCAAAAACCTTCACAACAAGCCCATTAGTCTGCATCGCTTTCCAAGCAAGCCAGTAGATATGCTCAATTTTTTGTTGCTCCCCAAGCAATTTAGGCATCCCTGCGCCAAACTGTTGTTCAAATGCAACAATGATGCGTGGTGTGAGCTTGTATGAAGCCTCTACGCCATCAACTGTCTTTACCTTGATTGCTAATCCATCCATTTTATTCCCCCTTGGTTGTTTATGGTGTAATTGATTTTGTAATTGCGCCTGAAATAGGCCAAGTCACAGATGCCGTTGCTAGTTCGCCCACGGCTGCAGATAAGGCTTGCCATTCGGCAACAAGCACGTTGAATGTGTACTTTGGATTGCTTGCGCTTACTGTTGTATTAACAGGGCGTATTTCCATTGCAACAGTTGTACCAACCTTTGATGTTGCAAGTGATGTGCCGTTGATAATTTCTTCAAGAGCATTGTCTGCATAATCTTGGTTGAATTCAAGCGCCAGTGAATTATCAAACAATCCACCCACGCGGGTTCTCGCGGTATTTCCAAGCCCGGTGGTTTCAATAACATCTACGCTTGTTGAAAGCGCAACGGAAGTTACATATTCGCTTACATCGGTGCTTGCAAAAACAACGTATGCGTTTGTTAATACTAAACGTGGCATTTATGCAACCGCCTTTGTGATTGCGCCTGAGATTGGCCAAGTTGCAGATACTGTGGCTAGTTCGCCTACGGCTGCAGATAGTGGTTGCCATTCGGCACACAAGGCAGTAAATGAGTAGCTTGGGTTGCTTGCACTGACTGCCGCAGATGTTGGTTTAATAACAACCGTAAAGGTTGTGCCAACAAGTGAAGCACCAACGGCGTTCATTGTAATTTCAGGACCGCCTGTTGCAAAGTCTTGATTGAACTCAAGGGCAAGTGAATTGTCTGCAAGTCCTGAAATACGGGTTCTTGCTCCTGCGGTTCCCATTCCTGTTGTATCAACAACATCTTCGCTTGTTGAAATTGCAACCGATGTAATAAATTCTGAAAGATTGATGCCGTTGACAACAACTGAAGCATCTGTAAGAACTAGACGGGCCATTATTTTGTTTCCTCTACTGTTGTTGTTGTTTTAATCGCTGCATTGCTCTTGAGATGACCGCCGGCAACAAGTGCCTCAGCGTTCAGCCCTAGATCAAGCAATTCTTTTGTGGTGATTGATTCACCTTTTGCTTTTGCCTCAAAATTATCTGAGGTGACTACATAGCTCATTTTTCTCCTTATCCCCAAATGGTGAGGCGGTAGCGGTATGAAAGAAACTCAATATCTCCCGAAACATAGGTTCCTGCCTCTGCTGAAGTGACCCGCAATGTGTTGCAAGCCCCGCCAAGTGTTAAATCAGATTCAATTGCTGCCTTGATTGAGTAATCCCCACTGCCTGCAAGGTACTTATCAAGATCGTTTTGGCCTGATCGTTCGGTAAATCGTTGGACCAAAACAACAACATCAAGGTTTGCCTGGTCTAATCCACGGGCATTATTTAAATCAAAAGTAAAGTCTAATTGGCCTACGATGGCACACGGGGCAACGGCAGGTGTTGGGATGAGTTCATATACACGCATACCCTTAATTGCCTCTAGGTTGGCTTTTAAGCCACTTCTAACCTGTGTTGGTAACATCAGTACGCTAACCCATTGTTCTTGCGCATAGGGCGCAGCAATGCCTCTACATCGGCATCTAGTTTGGCGGCTAGGCGCACTGTTCCTATGTCTGTATTGCCCGCAATTCCAAATGGTGACTGATTGCGAAGGAACAAGCGGGAAGCCTGAATTTTGGCGGCGGTCTTTACCTCAAAAGGTATAGATGGCCAACCAAAGATTCCTTTGAGGCGTATAGATTGTGGCAAATTGGCAGGAAATACATAAGAACCTACGGCAAGGATTCGATTGCGTGGCCAACCGCGTGAAGGGTTATTGACAGGCTCAAACATTGAATCTGAAGCAGTCCAAATTGTTTGATATAACTGATCAAAATTATCATCTGTGGCTATCTCTGAAAGGCTCACAAAATCATCAACTGCAACTGTGTAGAAATCCTGTGGTGTGTAATAACGCGTGGCAGGAACTAGCGCGGTTCCATCTTGGTAGAAGAAGCGCCCACAATAATCATCAATCATTCTGCTTGCCGTAGCAATGGCAAGTTCAATGCCGCCATTTTCCATTGAGTCATCAAGGTTCAGTGCAGCCTTGACTTCATTCAATGTTGTATAACCGTTACTGATCGCCACGGATTATTCTCTTTTCTACTTTGGGAAGCACTGCACGCTCTAATTCAGGAATGGCCGTTGCAGTTTCTTTTGATTTTACCTTAATCCTTAGAATTTTTTTTATGAGTTCCATATATCGTGTTGCCTATCATCTAGCCAATAGCTCTTTGAGTGAGGCAAAATCGCGCCTGTGTGAACATAGATAGGAAATCCTAGTGAGCGAACACGGCGGCAAAACTGCAAATCTTCGCCAATCCATTCACCGTTGATTGGACCATCCCAAAACCAACACCAATCTTTACCTTGATGTGGGTCTGCATCTGCCTGAATTGCCTCAAGCACGCTGCGGTGGATAAGTAGGCAACCCGTTCCTGCTGCATCTACTTGAAAAATTGAATCTTTGTCGTATTTGTTAAGTGGCAAGAAACCTTCAGGGGCATCTTGAAAAATTGTTGGCACCGGTTGTGGGTATGGATACCCTGTTTCAAAACTAGCAAATACAAGCCCTGCCACAATTGGGCGGTCTTTGTCGTGAGCTGCTTCAACTAACTTATCAAATGCCTCAACTGATAACTGCTCATCTGAATCCATCATAAGCAGCCAATCAGATTTTGTTTCTAAAAACTGTTTGACCAATCGGTTGCGTTGCTTAGATAAAAGCCCTGAACCCTTGATTCTGATAAACGGGCCAAGGCGCGATGATCGAGATTGAGCAACCTGAATAAGACTAAATGCAAACCCGCCATTGACGGTGCCTGGGTCGCAAGCACCAATTGAAACCTTGTGTCCTGTTTTCATAGATTCCCCCGAATCATTTAAGAAGTATGGGGCGGGCTAATCGGGGGAAATTAACCCGCCCCATACAATTTTAACTTTCTAAATTAGAAAGTAGGTGCTACCAATCCGGTGCCTGAAATAATTGAGGCAGCGAGTGGGTAACGCTCTGCTGAGAACGCGCCGAAGCCGTACACAACAGACTTGATTGTGAGAGTTGAAGCGCCAGTTGCATCAAATGAGAGTGCAAATGGTGAACCTGGTTGCTCCCAAAGGTGCATTTCAGGTGCAGCCACACAGTAAATCTCATCCTGATTAGTCGCGGCACCGTAAGCGGTTCCAACGTTTGCATCTGCAATGATTGGCAAGCCCATCATTGTATAGCCTGAGTTACCATAACCTGCGGCTCCTGTACCTGCTGCTGAACCGTTCATTGGTCCTTGTGCAGTTGGTACTACCAATGGGCGACCTGTTGTGTCAACTGCTGCAAGCAAGAATGCTAGGCGGCGTGGGTGCATAATCCAGTGAGTTGGTGTTTCAAAGACATTGCTTTGAATCTGCTGAATTGCATCAGCCAACTTTGGATATAGAAGTGCAACTGTTGGTGTTGTTGCGGTGAAAGTGATTGCATTTCCACCTGAGTTGCGGATTCCCTTGAACTGTCCGTTGTTGCCTGTTCCGTTAAGAACCTGAGCATCAACAGTTGTGTGCCAAGAACGGATGAGGTCAGCAATAACAAATGTGTCAATGCCTGTTCCGCGCTCAATTGCCTGGCGTGATAGGTCCTGCTGACCTGCGATTGTGCGTACAGGGATGCTCAAAAGTGTATCGTCAGCATCAGTTTCTGATACTGCAGTGTTTTGAGTTTCTTGTACTGCCGTTGAAGTTCCGGTTGTCATACGGGAAATTTCCAGTGACATACCAGCAGCCGGCAATGTGTGCTTCGCAGTTGCGAAATCAGCAGTTGGACGGCCTGCGCGTGCGAATGGTGCAGCGAGGTCAACAAGGTACTGAGGAACAACTAGGCCAGCAAAGTTTGATGTTCCAACATCGCGGCGCTCAATTGATTCTTCGCGTGTGTGACGAGCTAGGCGCTCTGAAGCGTTGAAATCGCCACGAACCTGTGCGTTGAAAACATCCTTTACGAATGAAACTGCAGCCTCAGGTGAGTATGTGCGGGCTTCGCGTGTTACTACTGCGCCGCCTACTGTTGGTGCAGCAATGTTTG